AATTCTTCTATCTCTGATATTGTTATTTTAGCAACTCCACTACATATTGGACAGCTAGCCTTACGCTTAAAATCAGCAAATCTTACTAATCTTCTATGCCCTCCTGGACATTCAACATCTATTTTTACAGATGATTTAATAAACTCGCCATATAATTTGAAACCTACAGATTCACAATAGTTTCTAACGTCTCTTGTTGTTATTCTTCTCATTTCAAATATATGCTATTGTCAATATCAGAATAATTATCAATACTATCTGATTGTTCTTTAATCCACTCATTATCACCAAATCCAGACATTGGAACTGTTTCAGTATATATATCAGTTGCACTTTCTGATTGTTCTGAAAATCTGTAAGGACGTAGAATAAGAATATATATCATTTTCTTCAACTGAAAGATTCTGTCATCATCATCAACATGAACAACTTCAAATCCTCTATCCAACCATTTTATATATATTACATCCCCAATATTCGGCGTTAATGTTCTTGATATATCTCTATTCCATGTTCCCATTGGGATATGGCATGTTATTATATCACCCCCAAACATTCCGAATGAGCTCCAGAGATTGGGCTCTTCACCAACGTCATATATTACTTTGGTGGTGATAGCATCTTCAAATTCTGTATTGGTATGTTCCCCATATAGTGGATCATATGGGATATTAGATTTACGTCTCCTATACTCAACTTCAATACCAAAAATATCAGTATATTCCATTATATAGTTCTGGATTAAATCATGTTCCTGATTAAACTGTAGATCATATACTGTCCATTTAGGTTTTGTTAAACCTGTATTATTAAGTCGTGGCATTATTGATCTCCAAGAAATTTTCTCAATTTTTCCATTTCACCTTTTTGATTATTTTTCCATTCATTATGCCATATAATATATAAGTCTATGTTTTGTTTATTACAATATTCCTTCTTTATTCTGTCCCTATATAAGGTATCCGCATCGTTATGATAATACTCTCCATTGAACTCTATAGCTTTTCGCATTGATGGTATCCATATGTCAAGCTCTAATGGATATCCAGATATAGGATTTCTTATTACTGATCTATCATTTTCAATAATAATAGTGTTTTTCAGCCATTTTCTAATAATATCAACAACCTTTTTTTCTTCTTTTGAATATCTTTGTTGTTTACTACACTCTGGGCATCTAACTTTAGCGTTAGTAAAATGATTGAATGTTGTGATGTATGGTGGATGATTTTTATTACATTGAACTAATATCTTAGATACATTATTTATATATTTTTCTGATAATAGTGTATAATTTTCATTAGCCAAAACAGATTTAACATATTCGATGCTATTTCTATATTTTTCAATATTACATAACATGCATCTCTTGCCCTGATAAAAATTACCGTATGTAACTTTATATTGATGTCCCCTTGGGCAAGAAACTTCAATCAATTCTTTAGATGATATATATTTGTCAGATATTAACTTATATCCATGTTCTTCAATCTTATTTTTGACATATTCATATGTAAGTTTCTTCATTCTTACCCCTGTAATATAGGCCAACCCTCGAAAACTTCTTCACTTTTAAGTTGTTCCTCAAGTCTTTCAATTTCCTCTCTACTTTCACTTATCAACAAATCACCGTCTAACTGCACATTCATGTTTCCAAGTCCCTGAAATGAAGCAAATTTACGCCTAATCATTCCAAGATTATATTTTGATAAAGCTGTGGCATAATCAAATATCCACATGTTATCATATAAATCTTCATCAGTTCCTTCAATAGTATAACATTTCAAAAGGATAAACCCTGGGCTTTCATACACAACATCATCAACTGTTATATAAACTCCAGTAGGTGGTGTTGGAGAAAGTTCTAAGGTGTTTGTATAACGGTGATACTTGTAGGTATAGGTATCTACTACATATCTTTTTAATGTTTCAAGGAAGTCTCTTGCAATATGATATGACACTATGGTAAATTCTGATGGGGGCTTACCTCTACCAAGTATCTGATCAAACATGCCGAGATTATACATATAATTCGTCATAGTGAATAATTGGTTTATGCCCCCAAGCGATTGTGTTTCATAGGATATGACTTCAACGACATCACCCGGTAAATCATAAGTATCAACACCACCAGATAACATAAGAGTATAATATGTTTCTTGTGTTGCTTGACCAACTGCCCATCTTATGAATTTTTGTCTTGCATAATCAATGTTATCTATTATTGTGGCATCTTCCAATTCAATTTTTACCATTGGATAGCCGAGTCTTCTTTTTATTTTCTCAATAAGATCTGATTTTTTCATATATAGCTCCACCAAATGATTCTATATTCTATTTATAATTTATTTAAGAAGCCATGAAAAATCCTCATCATCCTTATTAGTATCCGATATGATTGTCCAACTATCATCTTCATAATCAACTTCTTCTTTTTGTTTATTTTTCAACGCATATGATTCTTCAAAAATATCCATTTCAAGAGCGAAACAAGCCCAATATAATGCTGAAACACAATCATCATTAGTATCTTTACCAAAGTATCTATTATTTTGTTCAATGAAGCTCGATAATTCAAAAATTGTATCTCTATCTACTAATTCTAATGAACCATCTTCAATAAGTCTCTTCATTAACAATACAGCTCTGGGTTTGTTTCTTGTCGTTGACCTTATTCCAAGATCAGTAGATTTTGATCCCGAATTTACAAGGTTATCATTTTCAAATTCCCACCATAATCTATTTACAACAACTGCACCCTCAGCATTATTCTCAACCATTATATAAGCATTATTATAATAATATGATAAATTATTGACAATTTCTGAAAAAGTATAAACATCCACTGTATTATTTCTATATGTAGCAACCTGTTGAAGTTTTATCGGTTTTAATGATTTAAGTCTCAATATCTGGCATACTGAATAATTTTCTCCAGTTCCTTTTGCTGTATCGACACCAATTATATAAACTTTGTCAGTATCTGGCTTACAGTAAATAGATAATTTATTGTTCATTTGTCTTTCTATTGGTTCAGTAATACATGCGAATAAATCTTCTAAGCAGGTAGAATCAATTACAGTTGATACTGAACCAAGAAACTCGCATTCATATTCCTGTCTAAATCTTCTCAAACCAAGATTCTTCTTTTGTATTTCAGCCCATTGTTCATCTCTACCTGGAACAACACGCCAGTCATATTTTAATGCTATAAACTCATTTTCTTTCTTCTCAGCTAAAGAATATAGTGTATGAAACTGATTAAACATACCACATGGCGTTGATATTACAATTATTTTTGATTCTGATGATGCTGAAATAGTTGGATAGTTAGCTGACCAGAAGTCATCTGCAATATGCTTTCTAACAAATGCATACTCATCGGCGATTAGAAGATTTATGGTTCTACCTCTGAAAGCATCAGCTGACGTTGCAGATACGAGTATCTTGCTACCATTATCAAATTCTATCATCATCTTACTATATGTAACAACACCAGGTTTCAACCATATAGGCAACTCTTCATACATTATTGATATTCTACGTAAAATATCTATTGCTGAAGTTTGTTTATTGGATACGATACCGATTGTCTTATTATCATTGAAGATAGAATACCATAAGGCATAAGCACCAACCACTGTTGACTTTCCACTCTGACGTGATAACAAAAATACACAAAATCTATTATTGAGAATTGTTTCTATTAGTTTTCTCTGATAATCATATGGTTCAAATGGTATTCTTCCTTTATCAGGATGAACTATGATAACATATCTTAGAAAATACCATATATCTTCCGAACACCTCTTCAAATCCCGAATCTCATCTATGGTATATTCATATTCCTGTAAAGGCTTTTTTATTATATGATTATATCTAATACTCAAGACAACACCTCCATAAAAAATAACCCAATAGGTATTTATAACCTATTGGGTTTAACACTTCTAATTTAGTTTAGTTATTCTTTTGAATGAAGTTTTTATCTTCATTAACTAAAAATACTATATTCTTATTATCTTTTATAGTTTGTAAATATATGGGCCTTCCCCACAAATAATAGATATGCTTCATTGTTTCAATGGCATTTTTAACATCTAATGACAGGCCAGCGTATCGGTGCACCAAATACATACTACCATCTGATTTATAATTACCATCAACAATTTCTATTTTAGGAACACCATTATGAGAATAGGCTGTTATTATCATCTCTCTTATCTCTTCTGGAGTATGTTTTGTCCTTACATAATCATAAGTATAGGGTGTTTCTACAATTTCATATATATACAAATCAAGTTTATCAACCAAATCAACGGTTAGAAAATCCATCATAAAAAACCAATCAGTATATGAGCTAACTACATCCCTTATCTTTTCAAGACCTTTACCTTCTTTTGTATCCCAGTTGGCTTTTTGGTGCCAATCAGTGCATTGCTCATATTCTTCCCCATGTTTTCCCTTATCCCATCTCTCTTTAATATCCTCAAAAATACCACAACCTAATAGATATGGATTCAGCCTAAAGTAATTCTTTGCCTTTACTAATGAATTTGAATAGTTATATTGACCATGTTCTTCATTATTCAACAATCCTTCTCGGAATAATTGTTCCATTATATATTGATGAACAAATGTTGCAAATCCTTCATGTATCATCTTTGTTCTCACTATAGGCCAATAATACTGACCTTCAATTCGTAGTGTTTCTAATATATCCGCCTGCCAACTATCGAGTATTTTTGAGTTATCAATTATGTATCTTAGAATGTCCTCTGCTGGTTCAATGGGTGTTTTTAACTTTATTTCTTCCCATAGCTTCTTGTTAAATTCTTCAATATCACTTGGCTTTGTTTTGTTCTGTATCAAATCCCCAAATCCACTATATGGCGTTATAGCTACCATTTTCTTTTGTTCAAACACTCTCTTCTTTCTTTCATCTTCTGTTTCTGTTTCAAACGGACTAGAATGCCATTGTAGTGCATGACCAGCATCAACAGTCTTCTCTACATCATCAATACCATAGATTTTTTCATACTCATTGAATCTAATACTGGCGTTATACAGGTGATCCATAATATCATATCTACTATTTTTGAACCATTTATTCATTCTAAACACTGCACTGTGACCATAGCAATGAGCCATTACCAATACTTGAACTGCAAATGTATTAGTATTCATTAGATATGCTCGTGCTGGGTTGGAAAATATGATAACTTCATAAGGTATATTATCATCAACATTTTCATAAATTGTTCTTCGTCTTTCATAATTTCTTCCATATTTCCAAGAGCTTATATTAGTAGGTATTCCATAAGCCATAATTTCTAGCATTTTCTGATATGGCACAATATCCCATTCTATAGGAATAAAATTCAATTTCAAATCATCACTAATAATTTGAACTATTCTATCTTCAATTTTAGAAAGTCTCTGAAGGTTAGATCTATTCATGATGTCCTCATTTCTTTTTTGTAAACAACAAATGTTTTAGTGCTGGATATACGTCTTCTTTACTTGTTATCTTACATGCTAGAACATGATTATTATTGTCTCTATAATAGCTCTTATTGTTCTCTGTAGTTACATCAAAATCAAAGCATTCTTTAATTGCATCAAAAAGATCACCATTATGCGATGAATTATTGGGTGTTATCTCTAAATATCCCAACATATTGATCTCTTTTTCAATTAAGCGTTTTATAGATGCTATTGTTTTCTCAACGTCAAAATCCTCACCATCACTACAATAGATAACATATTGATTCCACATCTCTATTGGATATTTTGTGTCTATAAGATAACTCGCTAAATCGAATGCTGTATGACAGTATGTTCCACCAGATTCACCACGATGGAAAAATGAATCTTCATCTACAATCTTGGCTTCTGTGGTGTGAACTATAAATTCGATGGCTACATTTTTATAAGTCTTCTTCAAGAATTGGACTAACCAAAATAGAAATGATCTGGCGAGATACTTTTTATCTGAACTCATTGAGCCAGAAACATCCATCATTGCGTATATTACACAATTTGAATGGGGTTCCGTTTCTTCATCTATTTGTTTGAATCTTAAATCATCATCTTCTATGAAAAAGCTAGGATCAATACTTTTATCAACCTCATTATCCTTAATAATTCTTATAGCTTCCTCAAGATCACCTTGTGCTTGTGTTAAAGCTCTGTAGGCATCATCTTCTGAACAATTTGTTTCGTTCATGATTTCAGAAACATAGGCAGCCATTCTCTTTAGTGATTCATAGATTGTTCTCTTTTTGTGGACTCTCGGCTGAATACCAACTCTTGAAATACTGTCAAATTTCCATCCAACAGGAATAACCTCTTGAATCTTTGTCTTTTCTTCAATATAAGGCAATCCAAGATCTTCAAACATTATATTGATCAAGTAATCAATATCAACTTCGGTTTCGATTATATCATCACCTAATTGATCACCGGCCTTACCACTCCCTTCTTGACCCCTCTGTTTCCTACCTATTACATCACCTGGTTTTGCTGGTCCTTGTCCAGCTCCTAGTTTAGACTCATTATCAATACCATGAGTAAATTTATAGTCTTTCAATCCACGAACGGGGATTTTTATAGTTTTACCGTCTTTACTTGTGATTATTGATTCTTCAGCAATTACATCCTTTATATTACTGCGAATACTATTCTCTATTTTATCCCTATGTCTTTGAATATCACGTCTTGAACGACTTGATAAATCCCATTCTTTATGTTCAACAATGCTCATTTCTTAGCTCTCTTTTCGCAATACTTCAGACATAAAGGAAAGAATGACCTCAGCACAATGCTCACAATAACCCTTCTCAATTAGTCTATCAAATACATCAGCCCTACGCTTTTTCATCTTCTCATCAGTAATGACCTTATTAGCAAGTGTAAGGTTTACCAAATCCTTTAAAGACTTAATTAGATACTTCTCAATAGCCTCTTTCAAAGGCGGATAATCCTTGAATGTAAAGGGCTGACCTCGTTCAAGTAAAGTAGCTTTATGAACAAACAGTCCCTGTCTAAACTCCATCTTACTATTAGATGGAACACCTACCAATTCCTCTAATTGTCTCATAAGCTTCTCATCTGGATCATTGATTTCACCAGTAATTGGATCTTGAACTTTCTCCTTCTTACAGTAAGCTGAAGCATTGAGTATGTAATTATCAAATAGAGACTGAGCCTGTTCATCATAAGCTGAAATAAAAGCCATATTCACTTCTTTACGAACGATCTCCTTAAATTCAGCAGCAATAGACTCCTTCTCTCCCAATAGAAGATTAAGATATTTCTCCTTGTCTTTTTCATCAATTCCCATCTGATGATCAAATGTCTTATGAAGTGATCTAATTATATCAACTGGTGTTACGCATTTCTTATCTTCCTTCATTCCAAGAGCGACATTCAATGCGTTAATGATAAATCGTGGGCTGATACCAGTGAGACCCTCACCTTTAGCTTTACCTTCTTCTCTCAAAGCTCTTACATCAACTTCATTCTTCCTCCTACTTTCTGTCATTTCACCATTGTATATCTTCATTTTTTCAATAAGAGATGAAACTTTAGTAGATGGTGTTAAACGACTAAGCACAGCAAATTGAGCTGCCAATTTGAGAGTATTAGGAGCAATATGAATATCACGGAAATCAGATTCTTTAATCAATTTTTCATAAATTTTTATCTCATCATCAACACGAAGGTTCCAAGGAACGTAAATTGGATAAATCCTATCATGTAATGCTTCATTCTTCTTCTCATTCTTAAAAGTATCAAACTCCCAGAAGTTAGTATGCCCCACAATAAGAGTATCAATATACATCTGTGGGAATCCAGGGGCCTTAATCAATTGCTCCTGAGCAGCTGGAATTAGAATGTAATGAAATTTTATATCAGCCTTCAAAATTTCGATATATTCAATCATGCCACGATTAGCGATCTGAAGCTCACCGTTAAATTCATAGGCTCTTGGATCAGTTTCACCATATCTTGTCATTTTAGACATGTTTATACGTCCAATGAGCTCTGTAATGTCTTGACTCTTCGCATCCGATGGAGCAAATGTCCCAATACCAGACCTCCTCTGTTCTGAGAAGAATGTTCTAACAACCTTTACATCTTCCCACTTTACAACGCCATTTTCAGTATATTCATTATCTACCATAAACTGGCACATAGGACACAAATTACCTTCAATCTTAACACCAAGCTGCTCTTCCCAATAAGGCCTATCTGCCATTGGTATCAAATGCAATGGATCTTCATTTATTGGACATCCCTTTATTGCATAAATTGGTGTATCATCAGTCTCTAAACCACGTTTAATAAGTGCTGCAATAGTGGATTTTCCAGAAGAAACAGGGCCAACAAGAATTAGAATACGCTTTCCAGTTTCGGTTCTTCGAGCTGCAGCTTTAAGAAACCTCATTAAATCATGAATCGGCTCAAGAGCTCCAAAAATTTTGCCATCAAAAAATTTGTATCTTACCAAATCATCATAAGAACGAGTCTTCAACTCATCGGGCACTTCTTCAACACCGTGCTTAATTATCATATTATATATTCTACCTGGTGCAAATTGCGCAATATCGGGATTATCCTTCACTAAATATAGATAATCCAATACTGTCCCTTCCCAATTAGAAGCACCTTGTTTAGACCGCTGTGTTTGAATAATTTCTTTGAAATCAATTGTGTTATTCATTACATTCATTGCCTCTCTCTTCATATTTTTCAAGAAGTTCAACTTCTTTAGAATCGCCTTTTTTCAATTCTTTCAAAAGAGTTTCTCTATCAACGATTAAAATGTTTTGTTGATTGAATGTCGTTGATGACTTTTTAGCATTGCTCATAAGATCTATTTGTTTTTCTCTCAATTTTATTGATTCCATTTTTAATTGTAAATCAACTATTTGATTACTAATAGCTCCAATTGTTGATGCAATATTTGTTATAGAATCAACCATCTTTGAAGCAACCTCTGCCATTCGAGCGGAAAAATTACCATTTTCCATCTCTCTAATAATTCTATCTAACACAAAATTTGCCTTTACAACATTCTGCTGCAATATTGTTTCTGGAGAAGATGGTGCATTTGAAAAATCAAACTCAACATCGACAGGCTCTTGAGTTATACCAAATTCTTCTTGTAATCGGCCAATATCTATTTCAGACATCTATAATAACCTCATCACTATTTTTTATTTATGTATTTACATTTCTGAAAAATATGTTAAAATGGGCTTATCCCAGGGGCGAGGGAGATATGCATTTTTTAAGCCATTGTTCTTTATCTAACTTATATACTATAGTGCCAGCATTTGCAACTGAATATACTTTACCTTCTGCCATCATTTGCATTATTTGTTTATGGATTAGTGGTTTCCTTTGAAATGTTTTGCCAGTATCAGCATAAACATTTATAAATCCATTACCCTTCCATGATACAAATTCAAATCCAAGCGTTTCCATACTCTTAGCTGAATTGTGATCTGCATCAACATAGAATAATAATGATTTAACTTCAACATCTCTACTACCTATTTTAACTACTGGATAATTTTCTAAAAAATACTTAATGCATTTACTGGCAGCTCCTATAACTTGTGTATTAAGTAGTGTAGCAACTCTTATTATTTCTATTTGGCCGGGCTTATTGTGATTATAAAATGGACTTCCGAATGTATATACATAGACCAATGTTCCTTGCTTAAAAGGACCTTTATCTTTCTTCAGATACAAACCAAGATTTTTATTAGCCGGTCTATAACCATAAAAACAATTTAATTCAAGAAATGGCCTTAACTCTTTATTCGGAACAAGTCTCACTTCACAATCTCTTGCATATAATCTATTATCTATCTTACCAACAGCAGTCTTTATATATGATTTCAACACTTCCCATTTTCTATGATAGTCTTTTATTATATTACCATTAACATCCTTTACATCTGAACATTCATTTATCTCAAAGTCTTTTATCCATATAGTCCTTATACCATTTTTGACATTCTCATGCGAAATGTCAATAAAATAGGAGTGCTTTACACCCTTTATTCCAAATCGTTTACTATAATCCATTTTGTATTCATATGAGTTTACATATCTGAGTTCTACTGGAACATCTTTTAGAGTGAAAACGCATTGTTTATTATCACCATCAGGATAACTTGTAGTATAGGAGATATTATTATCATTAAGGAATTTGGATATTTTTTCAATATTTTCACAATCTTTAGACATTTTAACCTCCCAATACTTTATTTTTTATATAACTTAAACAACTTTCTTTATTTGTTAACCATTCTCGCTCATCAATTATCAATAATTTTATTTTATTATTATCACAATATTCTCTTTTTATTTTATCACGGTCCATAACATCTTTTTTTTGAATGCCAGTAAACACCGTTAAATTCTATTGCTATTCTCTTCTCAGGTATCCATATATCCAACTCTAACATTTTATTAGTATATGGATTTTTGATAAGCGTTCTATCACCGTTTATTATATCACCACTATAAAAGTACCTAATGTAATTTATTATTTCTCCTTCAGCTTTAGATTTATTGCTTTTATTGTTGCAATAACATCTTTGACCAGATTTGAACCAGTTCCATTTTGTTTTCCACTTATGACCATTGGGACATTCAAGCGTTATATAGGATAAAGCATTTTTGTATGGGGTTAATAAGATATAACCTTCTTTTTGTATAAATTCTTTTACATATTCATTTGTAAGTTTTATTCCACCATTACAATAAGGGCATCTCTGTCCTCGTTGAAAGTTGTTATATCGCATAAAAATTATGTGCCCATTTGAACATCTCATTTTTAACTTAGTAACAGCATTTTTATATTCTGATAATAACTCATATCCC